TCCGAAGGATGTGTCCCATTTATTTTTTCCTGTAAAGTGAGCATCAAGCCGAACGCCGTAAGAAGCAAGCCAGTTTCGTAATTCATCATCGAGTGAGTAGGCTTTTTGGTGGGCGTTGATTTCAACCCGTAGTTCTTGCGGTTTGTATTTCTGAACCAGTTCTTCAATTGTCGCCCTAATCTTTTGTGGTGTTGGTTCTGACATGTTTACACAATCAAGAACATAAATCTTTCCATCTGCTCGGTTATAAGCAACTACTACAAATGCAGCGTTACCAGCCATAGCAGGGTCAAAGCCAATTACAGTATGAGTTTCAATTTGCGTAGGATGTCCTACAGCGCCTCTTTGTAAGATTCCTTTTTTACGTGCTCCGTTGGTGCTTCCCGCAACCAATGCTGGTGGAAAGATGGAGTCTTCTTGGATGTCTTCTTGCTGGTAGACAAGAGCCCACGTTGATGGGGTGACTTCGCTTCTTCTCTTAAATAAGGCTTCACCGTCCCACTTGGGGAAGAAGCCGTTTTCTTTAGGAGTATCAGTGTCCCCATCCCACGGGACATCCGACTCAGCCCAGAGCGTTGTCCAGTCTTTAGGTTCTTCCGCGTATTCCAAAACCGCAGGCATGCCCATGTAAGTGAAAGGAGTATGCCCACCACTCCAATGCTTAGGATTACGTAATTCTTTATATAAGTCATTCGCTGCAATTCGCGTCCCTACGACTAGCAATTTACCGTTCTTACCCAGACGGGTAATAACTTCTTTCTGTAACCAGTTAATCTGTTGTTCCCACTCATGGGCGTTGGCTGTAGTTATACAGTCGTCCAAGATAATCAAATCGGCGCGTGCGCCGTAAATCTGACCACCCATACCTAGTGCCTGGAGGGTTGGGTCTTTCTCACTTGAGTTACGAGCATCGCCCCCAAGGTAGACTGTATCAGTTCGCCAAGTGTCTGCATCACCTTTCCAGCCGCCGTCAGGACCATATGCGGTCTGCAGTTTTAGCCAGCGTGGATGTGATAGTCGTTGCTTGATTGCGTAGACGAATTCTCTCGCCTTATTTAAAGTCTTGGACACCACGATAATTCGGATGTTTGGGTTGAGGGCGATTCTATAGGTGGAGTAGTTCACCGTGATAACGGTGGACTTAGCGTGCTCTGGTGGCACATTGACCAACAAGCGGTTTCTCTCACCAGGCTCGTATTTCATTGACGGGTGCAACCATGATGGTTCGCGCCCTTCCAATAAGTCAACCCAGTCTTGATGATGGGGAAAGACTGTCTGGTCAAGAAATGCTTTTGAGAAGTCCTTGAAAGGCATGGACTCTTTCTCCACACCCATAGCATCAAAGGATTGCTTTTGTCCCTCTTCCTTAGCGGCTTCTAAATCTGCGGCGAAGATGGGGTCTCGATTCATCCACTGACGGATGGTATCTGCCTTCTTGTTCACCAATGCCATTGCCGCTGGGATTGAGATTCCAGCCCTTACAGCATTTAGCACCTGCTCTTTGGAGGCGGCTAACCCTTTAACAAGGTGGTGCTCACTTCCCTTTTGAAAGCCTTTGCGCTCTGCCATTAGTGTCCCAACTGTCCAGTAGGCAGACTATGCCCACCCTATAATAGTTTGTTTGTCCAGTAGTTTGTAACAGAGTGAAGAACTCCTAAAAGAGTTCTGAACTAATAAAAAACCCTACATCTATATTAACCTGTCCAAATGGCTAAAACGGACACTTTGTGACTAAAGTCACTAGAAACAGACCTAAATAGCCTATATATCCCCCTGTAACTATACTGACAGAATATTTTTGATAGAGATACTGTAGTATAGTTGGTGCTGTATTAAACAGTCTGGGGTCATGCATGACCCTGTAGACTGTTTAAGGGTAGCAATATAGGAGTATAGTTGGCTGTATGGCTGACTGTAGAGCCTGCTGGGCTGACAGGGGGCATACTATCCTACTAAGTTTAACTGGTATGTATCTACCTATGAATGGTATCCCAGTTCTCCTATGTGCTATGCGGTTTTAAACCTAGCACTGCCACCTAATCTGTTGGGCATGACGATGCCCACAGATTTCAGCATCAACCGTCTATTCTGCCGAGTTCGCTCCTGTGGTATCGTCTGTGAACCCACCTTGCAGAAGTATGAGGTTCAATACTCTCCGCATTATCGTCAGCAATCGATGACCGAACTGATGAGGCTCAACGCTTGCCCCTCATTAGGCTGTCATGATTATATCTGCATGCGATATCATTACTGCCTTTGCTGATACGCCTCGCGCTGGTGTGCAATTGTCAGCACTACCCAGCCGACACTCATGGGCATGATATACCTAAACGCTTCCTATGTTGGTTATCAATGCACGGTGATGCGCCGCGCAATCTGGCAGAGAACCTGCTAGGGAGTCAACCCCCCCGCGCCCAAAAACGGGGCGCGTTGGGGTCGGCGCATGCGCCGCCTAAAGGTGACTCTCCTGCAGAACCTCTGCCCGATGCTGCTCTGCTCAACCGAGCAATTGATAACTACATAGAAAGCAGGTATATCATGTCCAATCATGTCAACTGGAGTGCTGAAATAGCACACTGCGCAATTCGTATTGCAAAGTCTGGTAATGAATACGCAAGCGGAATAATCATTCTGCGTAATGAGGCTGGCAAGTTTGAGTCCTCACATCAGTTTCGTTCATTCGATGCAGTCGATGTGCTCCGTGGTATTGAACTTCAATACTTCGCTAAGGAGGCTCCACAGGCTGATACTTCAGGAGGCGACCTCGCCCTTGAATTAGACGGAGATGCTGAAACCCGCGAGCGGAAAGCAGTTAAAACTGCTTCCCGCCCACAGGTTAAGGTGTCAGGCTGGTTCAAAACCAGCAAAAGCCCAAAGGGAACTTGGGATACTGTATTCATGGTAGATACAGTTACCATTTAACCTTAGTAGAAAAACCCTCTCCTTTTGGGAGAGGGTTTTTTTATGCCCACCTGTTGGTGAAGGTGGGGTAGGACGGTGCTGCCAGGGTGGTAGCGCACGGATAACTACTAGAAAGGTAGTAATCATGTCAAAGCAATGTGATTATCCAGTCCATCATAATGGTGGCTGCATGTGTGGTGTTACGTTACTTACTAGAGATTTCCACATCGCTAGTAATTGTTGGACATGCACGACTGAGTTTGCAAATGATATGCATTCTTATGACCCTATACAAAAAGAAATAATGTCGTTAAGAGTGATTCAATGCTGACGAGCAACGAATCTACCATAGGGAATTGTGCCGTCAAGTGGTCGCTGTTTGCTAGCAACAATAGGCTCGCACTTGACTGCCCAATTCTCCTATGGTTTATGAGAGTTGCTCTTAAATTAAGAGTAATTAGAGAAAGGAATAAAATGAAAGCATGTATGGAATGTAAATATGAAATAGATGTATATAGTAGAGTTGAATGTAATGCTCATGTATGGCATGAGTTTGAGTATTGGATTGATGGGTTAGATATGTGTTGTTTATGTGGAATAGATATGGAGTATATAAATAAATGATAACTAATTTGCAAGGAACTTTCTTATCTAACTTTTATGAGTGTAGATTAGAGTATCTAGGTAAAACATATCGTAATGCTGAGTCAGCATATCAAGCCAATAAATCTGGCGACCCGATAGTTAGAAATCGTTTTACTAATCTAACGGGTAGAGAGGCTAAGGCTTTAGGTAGAAGGGTAGTTATGAGGCAAGACTGGGATAAAATAAAGTTAAGGGTTATGAAAGATATAGTAACTACTAAGTTTCGTAATCCTGAACTTGCTATGTTGTTATGGCATACAGGTGAGCAAGAGATAATAGAAGGTAATAATTGGAATGATACTTATTGGGGAGTATCTAATGGTAAAGGTAGTAATCATTTAGGAATCATTCTAATGGAAGTAAGAAAAGAATTATTTGAAGTTCAACCTGCTGAGCAGAGTGCCAGCAGGTTTCACAGAAAAGGAGAGTAAAATGGAAAACATACTATTCCCATACAAACATTGGTGCGGAGTTACAATCGAAGACAAGATTGAACACGATTACCACGACTGCAACAATTGGGAACACATACTAAAGGAGGAAGCAAATGAAAAACTTTAGTTTCACGTTCGATATAGGGCTTGGCTACCCTACTTACCTAGCCCACCTCACAATAGGAGTAAACAAACATACACTTTGGTTCTCAGTCAACCTAAACAACTGGAACAAAATACAAGCAAGAAAAAAGCAAGACAGATTCACACCGATGGGTGTTTGCCTATCGGTATTCACAATAACCTATACAAACTAAGGAGAGAACATGAGTAACGAATATACATCGAACGGTATCAATGTAACAACACAATGCGATGACTGCATATACCTAGATGACTATGATGTAATGTGCAGACCATGCATAGAGATGCAAGAGTCAAGGCTTGCAGACCTAGCCCATGATATAGTAGATGAAGGCAATGATATATATCAACGCACTTGGACTAGGATACAAGACAACCCAAGTGGTAGTGATTGGGTTGGTTCACAAACAGTAACAGGTAAGACAGGAAAGATAGTCAAGATGATAGAGAAATGGGATGACAACTGTCATCTCATAGAACTAAGCGTTAAGTTTTTAGATAACGATGAGGAACTAACGATACGACATGAGTTCTTACCACCTATCGCACAATTGATAGATGGTGGTGAACTTAATAACTTATGGGAACTAGATGATTACACGCAGTCCAAGCGTGAAGTTCAATGTCCTTGGTGTTGGTTACTTACACCTAAGCAATTCAATGATTGTCAGGATTGTGATAAGCCTTTAGAAAATAATGTTAGAAAGTAAATCAAATAAAGCAGACTGCCCTGTGCCTAACGGCAGGGCAGCCTGCCACAAACTACGAAAACAAGGAGAAACAAATGCAAAACGCAGTAACTATTCAAGGAACTCTTAAGAATATAAGAGAGTATACAGGCACACGCGGAACATTAGTAACTGGTTGGTTAAACCAACGCGATATTAGTCGTGTTAGTAATGGAGATGCAGACCGTATTGTATATGTAGCAGGCATTAACATCATTGGTAAGGATGATAATGTAGTAAACACACTTAGAAGTCTTGATGTATCTCGTCAAGGCGCAGAGGAAACAACATTGGTTACACTAACAGGTCGCTTGGTTACACACTTTGACCGCCGTCAAAATGTATCAGAATCAGCACGCCGTGCACCACAATTACAACTTGAAGTCTACGAAATATCAGCAGACTAATCATAGTAATAAGCAGGATAGGCTTCGGTCTATCCTGCTATGCTATTATATACACCCATTAGATGACTACTAATTAAGGAGAGATTTCTACCATGTATTTCTCAACAGGAGATGTAACCGCTACACTTATAGCATTAGGCACGGCTATACTACTAATAGTAATGTTGACTTACGCTAACATTACACTAATGAAACAAAATAGATTCCTTAAGGAACGCCTTAAGGCTAACCGCATAGCACGTATGCGTTTAGAAAACTACAAATAAAGGAGAGAGCAAATGGCAACAACTAAATACCCAATCACAGTAAAACTAGTAGGAGAGGACGGCAATGCCATGGCAATCATGGCTAAGGTAAGCCGTGCTCTTAAAAATGCAGGTGCTACACCTGATGAAGTCAATCAGTATATGAACGAGTCTATGTCAGGAGATTACGACAATCTACTACGCGTAGCAATGGCATGGGTAGAAGTAGAGTAATGCACTCACGTCTAACCAAACCTAAAGTATCCGAAGTAAAAGTATGGACACTAATGCCAGACATAGCAAGTCCTCTTGCTAAAGTATACTATGCAGATATAGATGATGCATTTCTTAAGGTAAAGCCCAGACTAAAAGGCTATAAAGTTAAATACTTTTATGGCGAAAATGCATGGGCTGATGCTCGTAGATATGCAAAAGATGTATACACTGCATACATACATAGACCACAAGAACCTAGCGATACACTTGGAGGTAACGATGACTGATACCGATGACAAACCATGCGGTAGATGCAATGAGCATCATGATGTAGACAACTGCGGTAGAGATAGTGCAGACCCTGATGTATTATACGATGAGATGCATACACTAGACTAGGAGTTGCCATGCAACAACGAGTAAAGCGTGCCCTATCTGTAGGTAGCACATTAGTTCTATCATTAGCCACACTTATAGGTATACCACTTAAGTCATACATACATATGGTTGATAACAACCCTGAATGTGTAGAAATAGGTCCAGTTAAATGGACACCATATATGGCTAAGAGATATGCACGTGGCTATATGTTAATGCATTACCCTGAGTGGAATCGTAGTGAATGGAAAGCATTAGTAAAATTGTGGACTGCTGAAAGTAATTGGCGACATCAAGCAGATAACCCTGAGTCCACAGCCTACGGTATAGCACAAGTTCTTGACACACCACCAGGAACACCAGCCCCGCAACAAGTTGCGCGGGGGCTGGCGTATATCAAGCATCGGTATGAGAAACCATCCGCTGCTTGGTCGTTTCACCGTAAACATAACTACTACTAAGAGAGAGAGCAATGAAAAAGAAAATGACAAAGCAAGAACTATCAGATAAACTACAAGCAATATCAGAATCACACATTGAATCTAATCATAAAATGGGTTCAGCATGGCAACAGAAGCATGCTCGTTTGGCAGAACAATATATAACTACATATCCAAACAGCACGCTAACAGATGATGAAACAGCAGCGTTAATCTTTGCACTTAACACAGACTTACAAGTGCGTGACTATGCTTTAGGTTTAAACAAAGCAACAGACAATCACTATCAAGCATGGTATACATTAATGAACCGTGCTCCATTAAAGTATAAGTCAGCACAAGCATGTCTTGCATCTCAAATCAGATACGAACAAAACATGACACCAGAAGCAATCATGTTGTTAACTCATAGCAATAATGAATATCCATTAGCAGGTATACTAAAACGTATATATGCAGCAGGCTGGGAACCTAAATCATTTGCAGCCATGCGTGCAGACTTGCATCCTAAAGTAATAGAAGGTATCTTTCAATTACACCCAAAGATGGCAGCATCAACCGCTTACAATGGATTGGATAAGTAATGACACAAGCACTAATAGATAACAGACGCAACGCTTGGAAGCGTGGCGGCACAGCAGTAGATGCTACCTCAGCAGTAGAGGTAGCCAAGCAAGCAGGCTTAGACTGGGAAGTAATGTCCGTGCCTATCCAGGGCTATGTGCATAGTCAAGTCAGTGACCAAGAAACAGTAACTGATTACTATGAGATACCAAAGAAGCAAGGCATACTTAAGTTAGGCAAAGACAATGAGAACACAATAATTGGTGTTGTCGGCGAGAAGTATAAGATAGTCCAGAACATGGAAGTATTTAGTGCATTGGATGCACTCGTTGATTCAGGTGATGCACGATACAATGCAGCAGGTGAATACAATGGAGGTGCTAATGTATGGATGCTTATGGAATTACCTGCTGGTGTATCAGTAGCAGGTGACCCACATGCTGCGTTCTTATTAGCCAAGACATCACATGATGGTTCATCATCAGTAATCATACGCCCTATCATTGAGCGTATCTTTTGCTCTAATCAAATAGGTAAGTTAATTACTAACAAAGTAAAAAAACCACTTATGTATAGTATGAAACATACAACTAATGCAACACTATCAGTATCAGATATTCGTGCTATTACTACTCTTACTTATGATGCTATCGGACATTATGAATTGACAGCATCAGATTTATTGCGCCGTAAAATAGATAAAGATAATGCAATGCGCATCTTTAAGAATGTGTGGTCACTACCACCAGTCATTGAGAATACTCCAGCACAATTTCTTACACGTGGTGAACAGCGTCAGCAAACTATAGCATGGGCTGCACGTGATAAAGCATGGCATATCTATGACCAATCACCAACACAAGAGAACATTAAAGGCACAGCCTTTGGTGTATGGCAAGCAGTCGTTGAGTATGCAGATTACTATGCAAGCGGTGGCGAAGCCAACCGAACACTTGCTACAATTACTGGACGCAATGATGCCATCAAGAACAAGGCGTTAGCCGCAGTTCTATCAGCATAGATTTCCACATACATGGATACTAATCCATACACGTGGATACGCATAACTTATGTCGTTATTTTCATTCCTACATAAGGGACACCTCACTGGGTTGCTCCGCCAGTGGCGAACACGGAGCACACAACAACGAGAGGGAAACATGAACACAATCAGCATAACAAATCCAGAAACAAATGATATAGTAACCTATACCGAAGCAGAAGTATTACGTTTTATCCAAACTAATGTAAGGTTAAGGACATTTGAACGTGACGCACTTTATAAAGTTCGAGACTTCTTTAGTGAAGGTGAATGGGAAGATGGTTCTACGACATTCACTCGTAATGAAGTCAACACATTGTTACGTTCAATTGGAGCCGACCCAATACGTGGTAAGTGGACTGCAACAGTTAACATTACTGCAACAGTTACTGGATACGAAGCCGAAGACGAAGATGATGCCATTAATTGTATCGAAAACGATGTCGAATTAAACATCGGTAGTGGAGATATATCACTAGATACCATTGAAGTATCAGATGTAGAAATAGATGAGTAATGCATTTGTTCCATACAATGGCACGGCTGGCTGGTCAGGAACAGAGACTAGTAAAGACCGTGCCTTGTATAACCTTCGCACTGGTAAGGAATATAACAACCAACAAAAAGCGTTAGCCTTACTAAAAGAAGCCCGTGCTAACGGACTAACCTGGAAAGAACTTAGTGAACATACAGGTATGCATCACGGCACTGCAAGTGGAGTGTTGTCAGTATTGCATCAATCAACTGCTATAATTCGTAGCCATCGCAGTCGCAATGGTTGTAAAATTTATTACAGCATAGAGTATAGTGATGCAGTAACGCATGAACCATACAAAAAGAAAGAAAAACTTTGCCCCAACTGCGGGCATAACATCAATGCATAGTCCGTCAACTATGCTATGATGGGGACACTAGAGTGGGTAGGTTTTGGCTCTCTCCTTGTCCTACCCACTGCTAGTTTAATCAAAGGAGAAGTATGGCGGAAGTAGAAATTGCCAGAGATAGATACGGTAGACCACTAGTAGTCCCACCGAAAGGTGGTAAAGCAATACCATATACACGGACAACTACTATTGCAGGGTCACTAGATGATGGCACTGCATTAGTAGCCTGGAAGTTACGTATGGCAGCAGCAGGATTAACACTGCGCCCTGACTTATTACTGGCTGCAAGTGCAGCACGTGACAACAAGTTGGAGATGGACAAGTTAGTAGAAGATGCAATGGAAGCAGCAGGTGCAACAGCACAGGCTACTATCGGCACTGCTATTCATACTCTTACAGAAAAGTTAGACAGAGGTGAAGACCTTGGCGTTATACCTGAAGACTATGTTGCTGACATACAAGCATACGCAGATGCAACAAAGAACTTTGAGAATGTAAACATCGAACAGTTCTGCGTGCTAGAC